ATGAGCATCAAGAAGGATCAGCCTGCTCGAAAGAAAAGCTACTGCGCTCGTAGTGGTGGTATTAAAGGGAAATCAAATAAACTATCAGCCAACTATTGGAGCCGTAAGGCTTGGGATTGCTAATGTCAAGATACTCTACATACGGACAATTAGATGACGTTGTTGCCAAAGATGGTGATAGGGGCTTTATTGGTTTTAATAATCGGTTGCGTCCAGATCAGCTACAGCCCGGTATGCTTGCTGATGCACAAAATGTCCGTTTAGATAGGAATGGTGAAGCACAAGTTCGTAAGGGTGTAGAGCTTGTTTTGGCTCCGCTTGCGGTTGGCGTAGATGCCCTAACCCTTCCATTTAATTTACCTACATTGGCTCAAGAAGGTGATGGTGTAACAGCAATCTTAAATGATGATGCAATCAATGAGATTTATGGATCAACTGGATTTTCCAACCCAAACGATATTAGCAGCCAATACATTATTATTGCCTCTAATGCCAAGGCCATAGCTATTAACGTAGCTGATTCCAGCATAACTGATATAGCGTATCCAGCAGGTTTAATTATCAGTCAAAGTGTAGACATGATACAAGCCTTCAACAAGGTCTTTATCTTTCGCAATGGACAAACCGCCCTTGAGTGGGACGGTGATCTTTCTGGAACTCCTGCATTTACTAGAGTAGCTAGTGGGGAGTATAGCCAACCTAAAAGACTTACGCCCACTCGTGTTGATATTGTAGATGGTAAAGCAACCGCTACATTTGCAAATTTGGCCGCAATGAATGGTCTTAGTGTTGGGGAAACCTTTATCATTGAAAGCGTAGGCAGCCCCTCTACATTCACCATAGGTGATGAGTTTATTGTAGCGGCACGGGATGATGTAACATTTAAGATTGATTTCTTTGTTCAGCTTGATGATGAATCTAATGTGTCTGGGGTTATAATTCAACAGCACGTATCAGTTGGCTTGGGCTTTACGCATATGCCAGCCCCTCCGTTTGCCATTTACCACCAGCGTAGATTGGTAATGCCGTATCGGTTTACGGTCAATGATGCTGACAACAGCTTTACATCCAGGGGTATTTTAGATGAAGTTATTGCTTCTGATATACTGGATACAGACACATATGACCAAATTTACGCACAGTATAGATTTAATGCAGGAACTTCTGATTTTGTCGTAGGTCTACACTCCTTCGCTGAAGACAGATTGCTGGTATTTAATAGAAACAGTATTCACATTGTAGAAAATACAACCGACCTTGTAGCAGCTAGCACTAGGGTTTTGACCAACGAAGTGGGTTGCGTAGCTCGCAAGTCCATTGTTCAGGTTGGTAATCAAGTTATCTTCCTTTCCGATAATGGCATTTATGGCACACAGTTCATGGACGAATACAATCTCCGTGGAACTGAAACACCTTTGTCTGAGCCAATCAATGAAACAATTAAGCGCATCAATAAGGAGGCTTGGGATAAAGCTGTAGCTGTTTATTTCGATAATCGCTATTATCTTGCCGTCCCTTTAGATGGCTCTAGTGAGAATAATGCAATCCTTATTTACAATTTCCTAAATAGTCAGTGGGAGTCCATTGATACGGTCAATGCCATTAACTACCATACGGCTAACATGATTGTAGTCGGGGACGGGAATGATCGTGGCGTATATACAGTCAATAATGTGGGTGGTGTCCACCAACTTGATGCTCGTGCAGACGGGGTAGATCGAGTGATTGCTCAAATTGGAGGCTCTCAGGTGACCCCGGATGTTGCTACGTCTGTGACCACCCGTCAATATACACTTAATTCAATGGATCGAAAGAAGTGGAAGGAGTTTGATTTCCACATTCAGAGTAGTGATAGCAATACTTCGGACTTCGATATTAACATAGAAACTGAGAATCCCGACTTTGTTGGATCAGTAGGTAGCCTATCTACATTCAACGGTTCTGCCCTGGCTGTTGACGAGGATGTTTCCATACGTGGTAGAATAGGTAATAGACGAGGTTACGGAATACAATTTACAATCAATAATACAATTGGACGACCCCGCATTCGGGCTATTGAGGTCGAGGGTTCAGCGTCCATGAGATCAATAACTAAAGCAATATAATGGCAGCAATATCTAAAGGAACTACATTCGCAGCAGGCGATCAGGTTACGGCATCAAAGCTGAACAACTTAGTAGACAACTCTACCTTTACATCTGGAGCAGTTGACAACACCAGCACACAATTATCTGGCGGAGCCATTATTGTTAAAGATGGTGGTGTTACAACAGCCAAGCTAAATGATGGTGCTGTTACAACAGCCAAGATTGCAGACTCCAATGTAACTACGGCTAAGATTGCGGATGCCAATGTAACTACGGCTAAGATTTCGGATGCTAATGTAACGACAGCCAAGATTGCAGACTCCAATGTAACGACAGCCAAGATTGCGGACTCCAATGTGACGTTTGCAAAGCTTGCGGCTGTTATTGACGATGACACAATGGCTACGGCTACTGACACTACATTAGCTACGTCCGAAAGTATTAAGGCTTATGTTGATGCTTCGTCCACTAGTGGGTTTTCGCCAAGCTCTTACACTGGTGGAGAAAGTGTAACACTTCCAAATGGCTTAATTATGAAGTTTGGAAGTTCATCCGTTGGGAGCAATTCTACAAACAATATAACATTTGGAACAGCTTTTACCTCTGCAATTAGTGCACAATTAACAATTTCAAACAGTTCAACCACTTTGGATTTTTCCGCTTTAAAAGTCCTTTCTTTGAGTTCTAGTGTGCTTTCTGTTAGAAATACTACCAGTGCCACTGCTGAATTTTATTGGATGGTCATTGGTCGATAATAAAAATGAGCATTAACCCCCTCCTGCAATCAGTTCAATTAGCCCTGCACAATGGTGAGCAGGCTGAGGCTATTGAGCTTATTGATAAGGTTGTGGATTTCTGTATTGAGCATGAAAATGGTAAGGTTCTGGATGGGTGGCCTCGTGATTTAATCCAACTCCTTGTAGCCTATCACATGGCAAAGGACACAATACTAATAGACCTAGGAGAGGACGAAGAAATTAGGGGTGTCTATATGTGGTATAATTGCAATGAGGAGGACGACTGGTCTTTTGTTCAAAGCTGGCTTCCCGACCAAGAAGATGGTGACGCAATTTTTATGGCTTTTCTTTATGCTTCTGATAATGAAGCATTTAAGCGTCTTACAGCTAACTTTATCTTAAAATGCCCAGAGGTTACAACCAAGAAACTTATTGGCATTCGCCATCGTCAAGGCGCACCAACACGAATTACATACACACCCAAACTTTTTAACAAAATACTAGGAATATAATATTATGGGCGGAGGAAAAGGATCACCAGCAGCACCACCACCAATTGACCCAGGCAAGTCAATGGGAGAATACTTGTTTGGCCAAGGGTTTACTAGCTACCAAGGCATTACAGACCCACGGCTGCAGGAACGCTTATTGGGCGCAGAAGCTACGTATCGACCACAATACACAGCATTAGAGCTTGCTGACATTGGCGTGATGGCTCGTGGCTTAGGGGAGCAAGAAGTTGCCAACCCTCGATACACTCAAGCCCAAGAACGCATCAGCGAACTTCAAGCACAGCTTGCTAAAACACCAGAAACTATTTCTACACAAACCAGAAGTGGTATTAGTGGTCGCTCTCGTGGTCGTTCTCGCACTGTTGAGAAGCCAAATCCGAAACGTGCTGAACTGGAAAGAGAGATTGCATCTCAACAAGAAAGGCTCTCTGGGTTGTCTCCAACTAAAATGCAATCGGCTACTCCAGGCCTGTTTGACCTTCTTGAAGAGCAGTCGGCTAGAGCAGGAGAGTTGCAGCGTGAGCAATTGCAGTTACAACGTGAGTCGGACGTAGGTGCTTTACAGGAGTTTGCTCCACAGGTTGTTGAAGCTTACCGTGCCTCCGACCCATACAGCACAGGGCTTGCTGACATGGCCTCACGTCAGGCTGAGACGCTTTACGCTGAGTCTGAGGGGGAACTATCCCCTGAGCGTCGTCGGCTTGCTGAACAGGCTGCTAGGCAGGCTAGTGCGGCTCGTGGTCGTATAGGAGATCAAAGTTCTATAGCTGCTGAGTTATTGGGACGCGAACAGTTCCGTAGTGGTCTGCGTGCAGAAGCACGACAAGCTGGTGGACAAGCCTTTGGTATGCAGCGTCAGATGGCTGGAGATATTGGTTCTGTCCTTCTTGGTCGTCCCTCGGCTGCCATTGGTCTTGGTGGTTCTGTTCTCGGACAAGCACAAGCTGGTGCAGCAGGGCCTATGGGGCCACAGTTGTTTGATCCAAACGTAGGGATTAACATGGCCTTGCAACAGCGAGGACAGGACGTTACGTTCCAAGGGATGCAGGCTCAGGCTCAGGCTGCTGGTCAGGCTGGATTCATGGGAGGACTCGGAGCTATTGGCGGTGGATTACTGGGTAACCCAAAGTTGTTTTAACAAGGATTAAATAATTATGGCATTTCAAGCAGGAACACAAATTCGACCAGAGTTAGCAAACGCCGATTACAGCGGCTTTGTTAATGCTGCCAACATTCGAGCACAAGCCATGATGAATCTTGG